AAATCCCAACGCGCCGCGTACATCGCAGCCGGGTACAAGGCGCGGGGTAAGACCGCCGACGAACAGGCTTCCCGCCTCGCGTCTCAGCCAGCGATCGCCGCGGCCCTCGGCACCGCGAAAGCGGAGATCGTCGAAGCGGCAGTCGAGAGTGGGATATCCGGCATCCCCTACATCCTCAAGCGGCTCATGGAGTTCGCGGACCTGCGGGACGACAACGGGAAGCCGCGGGTGGCGATCCAGTTCGCGGCCGTGGTGAAGTTGGGCGACCACTTCGGCGCGTGGGCACCGAAGAAGATCGAAGTCGAGACCAAGAACCGGCTGGTGATTGTCGAGGAGGAAGTTCCTTCACCCCCGGAGGCGAGCGTGTAGTTCGACTCGCGTGGAGACGCTCACCAAGACGGTCCAACTGTACCCAAAGCAGACGCAGTTCCGTCAATCAAACGCTCGTTATCGTGCCTTCTGTGGGGGGAGAGGAACCGGCAAGAGTTTCGTCGGTGCCTACGACTTTCTTCGCCGCCTCACCCCGGGCGGAACCTATCTCGTCGGCAGTCCGACCGGGATTCTGCTTCTCGACACGACCTTTCCCACGCTCAAGAAAATTGCCGAGCAGTGGGGCGTCTGGGGGCCGTGCAAGCTCACCCCCTACCCCACGGCGACCATTCTTCTGGAAGGGGGAACCGCCGAAGTCCGGTTCCGGACGGCCGACGAACCCAACCGGATGCGCGGCGCGAATCTCCGCGGCGTTTGGCTGGACGAAGCCAGCCTCATGCAGAAGAAGGCGTATGACGTGGTCATCGCCTCGCTCCGGGACGGCCTTCACGTCGGCTGGCTGTCCTCAACCTTCACCCCGACCGGCCCGACCGGGTGGGTGCATGAGGTGTTCGCTACCGGGAAGCCAGACACCTCGATCGTCCGCGCCCGCACGTCCGAGAACCCGTTCGTCGGCCCCGAGTTCCACAAGACCCTTCAGCGGCAGTACGGCGAGACGAACTGGGCGCGGCAGGAGCTCGGCGGCGAGTTCGTGCAGCTCGAGGGCACCGAGTTCCCGGCCGTCTGGCTGCTGGGTGAGGATCTCTGGTTCAACGACTGGCCCGACGACCTGATACTTAAAGTCATCGCCCTCGATCCGAGCAAGGGTTCCGCGGCCCGCGAAGGAGACTTCCAAGCCCACACCTTGATCGGTGTGCAGATTGCCGAGGACGGGCGGTTCGTCTTCTACGTGGAGGGTGTCTTGCTGCGCGAGGGTATCACGCTGATGTGCGAGCGAACCGTGAAGCTCTGCCAGCAGTTCGGATCCCGCGGCCGGATTGTGGATTCCGTGGTCGTCGAGGAGAACGGGACGATGGGTCTCATCTACCCGGCGATGGATCATGCAGCCGCCAAAGCGAAATACGTGTTACCCTACATCTGCCGGAACAATTCCGAGAACAAGGAATTCCGCATCCGGAGCCAGTGCAGCCCGCCGCTGTCCCGAAGACAGGTGCGGTTCAGACGGACGCCGGGAACGCGGCTGGGGGTGGGGCAACTGCAATCCTTTCCACTCGACGAGCATGACGATTTTGCAGACAGTTTAAGTACCGGCCTGAAGCGGGTGGCGGAACTGTTGAAGGGGGTGTGATGTGGCCGACGAACAACTCCACCAGCAAATCGTTCGCGTCCTGATCGCCAACGGGATGGTGGATCCGAACCACGGGTTGCTGTACCGCACCGCCCCTCCTCCGCTGCCGGGCATGCTGCGCGTCGCCTGCTTCTGCCACCCGAGCGTGCCCGTCGTGCCGTGCTACCTGCACGATTATCTCGAGGCCGCCGCGGCTTCGCTGAAGGGGTCACCTGCACCGCGGAACTCTGGGGCCGAATCGCGGATCAACTGATCGCCGACTACCCGATTCAGAGCGTGGAGCTGACGACGCCGGTCGAGGGGCAGTGGGATCTTTTGGGCACCGCTGACGGTGGGGTGTTCTCGTCCGTCGTACTCCACCGAGGGGTAACCGAAAAGCAAGTCAAGGAACAACGGGAGCGGGACGGCGAAGACTTCTCCACGCTCGACGTCTGGGACAACGTCCACCAGGTGAGGCACATCCTCCGCGCCCTCTGGCCCTCGATCCCGCTGGCCGGGTGGCGGACTTGCGAACGCGGAAGTGGGAACGCGGATCGCGGAACGGAAGACGTTCCGCCACAAGACCCGCCGCGGTTGCCGAGACGGGAGCCCACGCGCCAAGAGGGAGATGCGTTTCCCGGCCCTCCCATCTCCGGGTGGTGACATCTTTCCGGCATGGCCGGTTTCACCCTCACATCCGACGATTACGACGGCACGGCCCTTTCTTCACTTCCGCATTCCGCGCTCAAACTTCCGAGTTCGGACGGCGAACTCGTTCGCCGGTTGAAAGAAGACGCTTTCGACTACCCGTTCCCGCCCCGCTGGATGGTCGATGACCTGAACCCGATGGCCGGGCAGCCGTTCCGCGGCGCGACCGGCACCACCAACGACCGCAAGGGTGGGCGCGACCTGCCGCTCTACTGGAGCGAAGTCGATCTCCGGGGGTTCCGCGTCCTGAGTCGGTGGCTGTGCGAGACCAACGACTTCGCGATTGGGTTCTTGGGTCTCCTGGGCGATTACAACATCGGCAACGGGTTCGGGTGGCAAGCCTGTCTCCACGGCGTGAAGAAGGGCACGTACCAGACCACGGGCAGCGAGGCCAATCCGGTCGTCGCCAAGGGCCAGCGGATTCTGGACGCCTGGCGGGACTCCGGCCGCATCCCGTGGCCCATGCGGAGCTACGAAGCGTTCCAGCGGTGGTGCCGGGACGGGGAAGTCGGGATCCGGTTCTTCTACGGCGGCTGGAACCGGCTGCCGGAAGCGCGGTTCGTGGGTCCGGAGCAGATCGGATCCCCGGATGGGAACACGGACGGCCCGACGTCGTTCGGCATCGAGCGCGACCCGAAGGACGTGGAAACGCACTGGGCGTACCACCTGTGGGACATGGACTCGGGGATGGCTCACGGCGAGTGGGTCGATGCCGACAGAATTATCTTCGCCACCAAGAACGTGGACACGGACGTGGTGCGCGGGCTGTCGGACTTCTTCCCGGTTCACGAGTCCCTCGACGGCGTTCGGCGGCTGCTGCGAACCATGCTCCTGACGAGTATCCGCCAGTCGGCGATCGCGTGGCGGGAGAAGTTCGGCACGGCGACCGGCGAGCAGGTTGCGGCCAGTGTGCCGGAGCGGGCCACGGGCCGCGGGTACGGCGTCCCGGCCTCCAACGCGCCCGCCAACTGGCCGTACTGGATGGGCGACCCGAAGCAGTGGGGCTTCAACAGGTTCGACCCCGCGTCGGTGCTGAAGGTCGAGGGCAACCGGACGTTCGAGGACGGACCAACGGCCGGCAGTGTGCCGAACTTCACCCAGGCCGCTCAAGCCTCACTCCGGGGCGCGGGTGTCCGCTGGCGGTTCCCCGAATACTTCTCCGGGGACGCCAGCAACAACAACATGGCGAGTTCGCTCGTGGCCGGTAGTCCGTTCACCGTGGCCACGACCTGCCAGCAAACGAAGTGGGGCGCGCTGATCGAACGGCGGGTAGCCCTCAAGGTGCTGGACGAGGCGACCGAGGCGGGACTCCTGACCCGCGAGGAACGCCGGCAGTTGGACGTGGAGGTGACCGCGCCCGCGGTCGTCACCCCGCAGCCCGACAAGGACACCGAGACGTACTGCAAGCAGATCGACAAGGGCATCGTGTGCCTGGACACCGTCCGCCAGAAACTCGGGTACGACCCGCAGCACGAAGCGGAAGGGGTCAAGAAGGACCAGGCGGCGAAGGCGGTGCAGCAGCCCGCACCAACGCCCGGCAATCCGAACCCCACACCCGGCCAAGACGCAACAGGCGGCTCCGAAGTCTCGCAGGCGTTCGGGGAATCCGTCGATTCATTGCTCACCGAAGCCATCGCCTCAATTGGTCTGCTCTGCGAACACGGCATCACCACCGTCATCACCGACAAGAACGGCCACAAGCACAAGTACGTTGACGGTAAGCCGGTGGCGATGGGTAAGGACGAGACCGGCGAGAAGAAGCCGGGGTCGGGAGACAAAGCCCCGCTCTCCGACGCCGATAAGAAGCTCATCGCCCCCCAAGTTCTCCCCGGTCTCGATGCCAAGATCCTGGAAGCCGATCCCGAGGCAGCGAAGAAGCCCGGGGTACTGGCATGGGCGCACGAAAAAGCAGTCGGGGCGATGGCCAAGGTGGGGTTGTTCCTGCTCAAGAATCAGGAAGTGCTGTCGAAGGTGGGCGGCATAATGGGTGCGGTGCTGGACACCCCGGCCGACATGCAGAAGTTCGGGTACAACCCCTCGGTGAGTAGCGGGGGCCACGCTTCGAGCATCGTGGACCCGGTCCAGATGCACCTCGGGATCAGTACGCACCTCGCGGCGACAATCGCCACACACGTACTCAGCGCCGGGCTAACATGGTTCAAGAAGAAGCTGGCCGGGAAGACTTCGGAGAGCGCCGTAGACGTGGCCGGAGTACTCGCGGAACTGTTCGGGATTCTGGCCGACGAGTTCGGGCTGGCGAAACCGAGCATGGAAGCGATCAAACACGCTATTGGGAGCTGAGATGACCGACCGCCGGTACAAGATCCTGGCCATCAGCGAGGAGTTGTTCGTCGAGAACCTGCTTAACCTGCTGACGGGCGAGCTGCCCCGGAGAGCCTTTCGCACCAACCTGCCTCCGGGGTGCGAGTACCGGGGCTGGGATTACAGGTTCACGGACAACTGCTTCCTGGTCCGCCTCGAACACCCGAGTTTCGAGCCCGTGCTTCCGGGTGAAGAGATACCGCGGTTCGAGTTGGAGGTGAAGGAGTGCGTTCCCGAGTTGGACCCGGTTACGGGGTGCGCGCCTGATCCGGATTCCGTCGTAGCCCGAAACATCAACGACGTGTTGACGGCGTGCCAGGCCCGGTGGCAGATTCCCGGCTCGATCTACGACGTGCGGACGGTTCCCCAAGACCGCTTCACGATTCCCGGACCCGTGCCCGAAATCCGGCGCGGGTTGCCGGATTTCGTGGGCGCGGAGCGCGACATGCGGAACGCGGAGGCGGCGATCCAAATGCTCCGCGACATGGCGAAAGCGCAGACGCCACCGCTGCCGAGTTGGAAGATGCCGGAGCCCTGTCCATTGCCTCCTACTTCTCCCGAGATCATTAAAGCATTCGCCGCGTCTCGCGAAGGTCAGCTCATGATGATCCGCGACGGGGAAATTGTCGCCGTGGTCCAGCGCGTGAGATACCGCCCTGACGGCAAGCTGGAAGCGGAAATCTGGGCGAACGAAGAGTCGTTTACCTTCGCGATCCCGGACGCCGTCAATCCGGTCACGTCCGAACCCGATCCCGACGCCCCGCGGATCGTGGGGGGATAGCCGTGGCCCAGTACCCGAACCGGGAAACCGCTCTGCTGGCCAAGGATCTGGCAACCGGGTTGGCCATTATGCGGGAGCGGTTGCGGTTTGAGCGCTCCTACCGGCCGCGGATTGACGCTCATGTTTTCGTCTGCGAAACGATGATTGCTGGGCTCAAAAAGGAACGATCCGCGCTGGCGAAAAGTTGTGGTGT